CGGCCGGGCCGGGTTCCCTGGTGTAAGTGGCCAAGGTCGGGGACGAAAGCCGCACACGGGCCGAACGTGCGCCAACGGCGGCCAAAACAACCGCGTCGGACGGCTGCGGAATGCGGAACCCACAACGAAAAACGCCGACCCTCGAAAGGATCGGCGTGGGGCGGAAGGGCCAGGCGTTACGCGGTCTTGTAGGTGCGCGCGCCGGCATCGTTTTTGAAGGATTCGATCTTCGTGCCCTTTTTGCCGAGGATCGCGATGAACCCGCGAACCGTGTGCTTCTGCCAGTCGGTCGCCGCCATGATCTCGTCGAGGGTAGCGCCGTTCTTGCGGCCGATCATCGCGAGGACCTGGTCCTTTTTGCTGGTGCCCGAGCCTTCGGCCTTCGCGGGCTTCGCAGCCTTGGCTGCCTTGGCGGGTTTGGCTGCCATGGCGGGTTTGGCGGCCTTTGTGGCGTTCGCAGCGGCCTTGGCGGGCTTGGCAGCCTTCTTCGGGGCGGGCTTGGCAACGGCCTTCTTCGCAGCGGGCGCAGCAGCCTTCTTCGTGGCGGGCGCAGCGGCCTTCTTCGTGGCCTTCACCGAGGCCTTCCGCTTCTTGTCGCCAGCCTTCAGCTTCGCCAGGTCGGTCGCCATCTGCTCCTGCCGGGCTTCCTCGGTGGGCGTGATCACCTCGGTGCTGTCGTTGGTCGTGATGCCCTGCGCGTTCCCGAGTTCCGGCTCCGGGGTGGTGGTCGTCGTTTTGGCTGTTTTGGTTTTCATTTTTTGGCTTCTTTCTGGTCCCGGTCCAGCCGGGTACACCACATGGATCACTCCGCTTCGAACGACATGCAAGTTAATTCTTGCTTGCGAAAAATAATGTGCCTTTCTCGCAGACGAACGCCGACGCGGCCTGCAATTTCTTCGAGCTGGTCCTGAAGCATACCCAGGACGAGTGGTACGGAAAGCCCTTCCTGCTTATGCCCTGGCAGGAAGAAGCCGTCGTCGAGACCTTCGGCCGGATCGATTCGTCGGGTAATCGAATTATTCAGATGGTTTACGAAGAGGTACCGAAGAAGGCGGGGAAGACCGAGTGGGCGGCCGGGCTGGCTCTGCTGGTCCTCGTCCTGACCGTCGAACCCGGCTGCCAGGTCTACGGCGCCGCCGCCGCTACCCGGCAGGCGATGAACGTTTACCGCGCCGCCTGCAAAATGGTGGAGCAAAGTCCGATCCTGCGCAAACAACTGCGGATCATGCGCGGCACGAACCGGATCGTGAAGAGGCGGGACCCGGACAGCTTCTACGCGGCCATCGCGGCCGACGGCGACTTCGGCGACGGGGTGAATCCCTCGTGCGTAATCGCGGACGAGGTCCATCGCTGGAAGACCCGCAAGCATCTCGAAAACTGGGACGTGCTCACGAACGGCGGCTTCACGCGCCGGCAGACGCTTACCATCGCCATCACCACGGCGGGTGTGCAGTCGGAGTCGCCCCTCGCCTGGCGGCTGCACGAAAAGACGCGGAGGATCAACGAGAAGGTCGTCCTCGACCCGACCTTCTTCGGGCGCATCTATGCGGCTGACCCGACGGACGATCCAGCCGATCCGAGAACGTGGATCAAAGCGAACCCGAGCATCAAAGAGAACGGCGGCTTTCTCGATAAGGAGAAGGTTCGCCAGCAATACGTCTCGCATCTCGCCGAAGGCGATCTATCGAGCTTCCGCCGGTACTTCCTGAACATCTGGGACCAGAAGCAAAACCGCGCCATCGACATGAATCTGTGGAACGCCTGCCGCCGCGACTGGGACGCCTCCGGGTGGCCGCTGCCCCACGAGATACTCGCGCGGTTCATCAATCGCAAGTGCTGGGTGGGCGTCGATATCTCGATGACGACGGATCTCTCCGCCGTGGCCGCCGTGTTCCCGCGGGACGACGGGGGATACGACGTTCTGCCCTTCTGCTGGATGCCCGCCGACACGCTGAGGAAGCGGCAGGTGCAGGACGGAATGCCGTATGAGCGCTGGGTCGAGGAAGGGTGGATCGAAACGAGCGCGGGCCGCGTGATCGACAACAAGCTCATCAAAGCGCGGATTCTTTACTGCCTCGAAATGTTTGACGTGCAGGAGGTTTGCTTCGACCGTTACAACTCGCGCGAGATGTCGACGTCGCTGGTCGATGAGGGCGTTCCCTGCGTCGAGATTCCGCAGACGTGTCCGGGGCTAAACGAGGCGACGAAGAAACTGCTGTCGCTCGTCGCCACGGGCGACCTCATCCACGGCGGGCACCCAGTCATGGCGCACCACGCAAGCTGCCTGTGCACGGTCAGCGACGGGAATGATCTGGTGAAACCGGTTAAGCCGGACCGCGAAAAGGATTTCTCCCGCATCGATCTTCTCGCCGCCACCATCGACGGCCTCGCGCGCGCCATCGTGTTCGAAGACAAGAGCATCGGGTACACCGAGCTCAGGAGCGTGAGCTGAATCTCATGTTTCCTGAAATCGCATCGCGGCTCCGCAGCCTTCTCGCCGCGCCGCCGCCGCTCTCGATCCTCGTGGAGCCGGGCGAGCGGAAGACGGCCGCGTCGTTCGAAGCGATCACCACGGACTGGTATGCGCGCAACGGCTACGAGCAGATCTACGCCGCACTGGGCGGCGGATCGGCCGCCTGGTCGGGCGAGCGGGTCAATCTCGCGAGCGCGCTCAACCATTCGGTCGTGTGGGCCTGCAACCGGATTATCTCGGAGACCGTGGGTTTCATTCCTCTCGTGATGCTCCAGTCGGACAAGGACCCGGCGAAGGGTAAGCAGCTCGCGACGAAGCATCCCATGTACCAGGCGATGCTGACGGCGCCGAACGACGAAATGACGGCCATGGGGTTCCGGGAGACGCTGACCAGCCACACGGTCATGCAGGGTAACGCGTATGCGCAGATCGTCAGGCGCAGCGGCACGGGCGTAGCGATGGAGCTTCATCCCCTGCAGCCGAGCCAGGTGCGCAGCGGGCGCAACAAGGCCGGCGAGCTGGTCTACGTGGTCAAGCAGGGCAACGAACAGGAAAAGACGTACACGGTCCAGAAGAACAAGCCGCACGACATCTTTCACATGCGCGGCCTCGGAAACAACGGCACCACGGGCTTCTCCGTGATCTCGATGGCGGTGCAGTCGATCGGCACGGCGATAGCGGCCGAAAAGAACCTCGGCAACTTCTTCGCCCGCGGCGGGCGCCTGCCCTACATTCTCGAAATGGCGCAGAAGTTCAAATCGAAGGAAGACTTCGACCGCTTCCGCGCCGACTGGGAGATGGTCTACGCCATCGCGCACAAGGCTCCAATCCTCGAAAACGACATCAAGTACAAACAGATCGGCATCAGCCTCAAGGACTCGCAGCTACTCGAAACGCGCCTGTTCTCGATTCATGAAATCTGCCGCTGGTTCGGCGTGCCGCCGCATCTGGTGGGCGATCTCAGCCGCGCCACGTTTTCGAACATCGAACAGCTCGCGCTCGAATTCGTGAAGCTGACCCTTTCCGCCTGGCTCACTCGCTGGGAACAGGAGCTTTGGCGCTGCGTGCTCACGCCCGAAGAGAAGGGGCAAAGCTATTTCTGGCGCCACAACCTGAATTCGCTTCTGCGCGGCGACTTCCCGAGCCGCATGGCGGGCTACGCGACGATGCTGCAGAACGGCATCGCGAATCAGGACGAGATCCGCGACCTCGAAGACTGGAACCCGATCGAGAACGGCATCGGGACCGGCTACCACATCCAGCTCAACATGCAGACGCTCCCGCCCGACGGCGGTCCGCTGCAACCGCCGAAAGGCGGCGCACCCGCCGGGGACGATCCCACCGACCCATCGGAGCCCGACCCGTCGAAGCCGAAGCCAGCGAAGCCGGGCGACCCGAAGCCTACCGCCGACGCCGTCGGCAATACCCCGGCCACCTAAACGAAAACGAGGACAAACCAGTGACGCCGAAACATCGCTTCCGGATGTCGATCAAATCCGTCGCGCCCGACGGGTCTTTCACGGGATCGCTCGCGGTCTACAACAACGTCGATCTGGGCGGCGATCTCATCGAGCCCGGCGCGTTCACGAAGACGATCAAAGAGCACGGCGACCAGGTTCCGTTGCTCTGGCAGCACAAGGCCGACGTGCCGATCGGCATGCTGACGCTGATCGACGGCCCCGAAGCTCTCAGCGTGAAGGGCCAGCTGCTGATGGACGTCCCGGCCGCGAAGAACGCATATCTGCTGATGAAGGCCAAAATCGTCAAAGGCCTCTCGATCGGCTTCGACACGGTGAAGGACTCGGTCGATGAGGGCGTTCGTCGCCTCAAGGAAATCCGTCTCTGGGAGGGTTCGGTCGT